GGTTGTTTGTATTGTCATATTTTTTCTCCTTGTTAAGCGAGTTAATATGTTTAGCTCTAGCCTTGTTGAGCACCAGCGCTATTAATACTTATCTCTTATTTTTTAAGAAAGACAACAAAAAACCTCAGAAGTTTAACTTCCGAGGCTCTTATGTTTTTAGAAAGAGAATTTATTTCCCTTCGATAAAGGTGTAAAGCTCCTCTGCTCTAGCAATGATATCTGTTGTTTTTGGAAAATTTTCCTTAACAATTTCTTCATATGTTTCGGTTGCAAGGTTCTTGTCCTCTAGTCTCTTATTGTTAAGAGAGTGAAACATTCCCCACGCGTCGTTGTGTGCCATTTGAAGCACGTTGAGACGAATCTCGTAAGCGTTCATATTACTCATGTGTTTGTGTGTATATTTTGGAAATATACTATCTCCTTTCTGAGAATATTTAGTTATGCTTCACATGACTGACAACTCATAATCGATCTCGCAAGTTCCTGAGCAGGGTTAGCAGAACGTTGATAATATTGTCCTTTAATACCTTGCTCCCAAGCAAAGATCATAAGTTCACTGACTTCCTTTGGCTTAGTATTAGGAGGAATCATAACATTTAAGCTTTGGCCTTGATCGATATGCTTCTGTCGAGCAGCAGCTTGAATGATAATCTCCTTCTGGCTAATCTCTCCAAATGTCTTAAAGACAGCTTTCTCTTCAGGTGTTAAGAATGTAAGATGTTGAACAGATCCACCCTTTACGAGGATGCTCTTCCAGGTTTCATCTGTATCTTCGTTCTTAGACTTAAGGAGAACTTTGAGATAGGGATTCCTGTAAGTGAATTTGCCCTTTGCGAGTCCTTTAACATAGTAGCAACTATTTTCTGGCTCAACGGAAGGGGATACTTGGCCAAGAATAAAGGCACTAGAAGTAGTTGGAGCTACAGCTAATGTAGTAGTGTTTCTACGTCCATATCCCTTGAGCAACTCAGGCTCTCCGAGAAGTACGGCCAATTCCTCAGTAGCCTTATCTGCATTGGTTCTAATAGTCTTCCAGACGAGGTTATTAAGAAACTTTGCTTCCATCGACTCGAATGCAATCATCTTAGATTGGAGAAGAGAATGCCAACCGAGAACACCAACACCAAGAGCACGTTGGCTCTCCGCAAACTTTCTAGGAGCATCCATGAATTTCATTCCTTCCGTCTTTGTAATAAACTCAGACATTACAGCATCGAGGAAAGCTACAAGAGTTTGAACTGCGTCTGTATCCTTCCACTCTTCCCATCTTTCGAGGTTCATTGAAGAAAGGCAGCATACAAACGATTCATCTTCTCCATTACTAAGATAAATCTCATTACAAAGATTAGAATGATTGATCTTTAGACCTTTATCTTTATAGACTTGAGGAGCTTGACTATTGGCATTGTCTGTAAAGAACAAGTAAGGATATCCAGACTCAAAGCGCTTTTTAATAACGAGACCCCAAATTTTTCGCTTCTCCTTATCTCCCTCCGTCATTGCTTTCATCCATTCATCTGAAATACAAACACCAATGGAAAGATCCTGGATATCATTACCTTCTCCACGAATCTGTAGAAACTCTTCAATATCAGGATGATCGATCGGAAGATAGGCTGCAAAAGACCCTCGACGAACATTACCTTGAGAGATGACATTCATCAGTTTATCAAACATCTCCATGAAGTGAACAGAACCAGTAGATTCTCCACCAGAAGAAATAGGAGCTCCTCTACCTCGTACTGCTCCAAAGTATGCGGATGTGCCTCCTCCATGCTTTGTCATTACTCCAACCTCAGCAACCTTAGTAAGAATGGAATCCATACTATCTTCAACATAACTACCAAAGCAGGAAATAGGAAGACCTCTTGTACGACCAAAATTACTCCACACAGGACTCGACAAACTATAAAAGCCTTTGTGCATGTACCCTTCAAACTTGTCTGCAAAACCTTTGATCTTTAGGATCTTCTCAGCAGCGTCTGCAATATCTCTGATACGTTGTTCGGCAGTTTCTCCTTCAATAAGGTAACCACGTTCAAGGAACTTCCTCGAATCTTTATTAAGCCAATAGATGTTGTCTGTCATGTATATGTGTTTGTGTTATGTTTAAAATAAATCGTCTTCTGAGAATGATTGGTTCTTCTTAGCGTACTCCACCGGCCTAGCATGGAAAAAGTCGGTCATATTGTTACCAAGTAATTCTTCGTTGAACCACATTGTACTAGATATGATTTGTTTATCAACTTCAAAAGCTGTCGGGAACCCAATTCCTTTTAATGATTCATTAATTCTATCTTTCACAAATTCTTTTAGAATTGGAGCGGAAAGGTGCTCTTCGTCAATTCCATTGACCATCCAATCAATAATGTTGGCCTCAGCTTTAAACGCTTCCTGAGCTTCTTGAAGAACTCTGTCCTCAAGATCTTGATCAAATAACTCTGGATACTCTTCGCGAATAACGTTAATAATCTTTGTACCAACAAGACCATGAATGTTCTCTTCATTACGAGTATATTTTACTTGTTGATCTGTATCTTTAAGAACATTCTTAAAGCGTGCAAACCAATTGATTACATAGAATTGACTAAAGAGAGATACGTTTTCAACAAAGAGAGTAAAGAGAATGATAGCATATAGATACTGCTTCTTAGAATCCTTATAGCACTTCTTTGTATACTTTTTGAGATACTTGACACGACCCTGAATCCACTGAAGCTTAAGGTTTTCTTCAAATACATCTTCAAGACCAAGAACAGAAATTAGACGCTCGTAGGCATTATTATGAATGACTTCGGTGTTCGCCATAACATATCCGAGGTCTTGAATAGCAGGGTGTGGCAAGTGTTCCCCAACCTGAGCCCAAAAAGATTTTACAGATACTTCAATTTGACCAATTGCAGACAAACAACGAATAACAGCTTCTCTTTCTTGTTCTGTTAAATTCACTTTAAATTGCTGAACATCAGACTTAAAAGAGAATTCTTTATCAGTCCAAAAGCCGTTGTGCATGGCTTCAATGAACTCTTCAGTCCATGGATAAAGGTTTGGTTTGCGGCTAATTTGTTCTTCGAATATTTTCATAATTTTTTTTTAATATTTATCGCTTGGTTCTACCCAAAATTTATAATCCAATCTCTCGTCAAATTCTTGTGATTTTTGCATGCACCATTCATAGAAATCGGACGTAAAGTCTACCCTAAAGCACCATTCAGGCAAGCGAGAAATTACATCTCCGATAGTATAAAAAATATGAACCAGAAGTGTGTTGTATAAATCTTTCATTGTTGGTTAGTAGACATAGTTTGTGCGTGTTTAGTATTATACGGTCTTTTTTAGAAACTTCTATTAGAAATTTCCGCCACCTGGCTGGGAATCATCCCAGTTGTTTCCGCCAGGAATAACAACGTTCTTGTTTGTGAGATTTACGTCAAACCCCTTCGCATTGTTATTTTGTTCTGTTTCCTGATCTTGTGGACCGTGAACTTTGTTTTTACGAACAACACTATCAGGAACAGGTCCACGGTTATTACCGTCATCTATAACTTCAACTACACAAAGTGGAACTGTCATTGGGTTTCTATAAAGACCAGGAGCATATTCGATATAGATATCAAGGTAAACACCATCTGGAGCTTCCGAACCACCGATATAATTCTGCGTGGTTGTAGGATAAATACTTTTAACGGCTCCAACTCTAAGATTAAGATCAAACGTAGGATCCATACAAGCCTGAATCATGTCAATGTATGACTGAGCTCGGCTTGAAATGTATTCATGGTTCAAACAATCCTTTTTAAAGCGGATGCGATCCCCAATGATCACTCCACCCATTTGGAAGCGTTCCAGCTCCTTTTCTAGTAATACATCAAATTGACTCATGATTTTACTTATCTCATATAGTCAAAACTTTCGACTTTATGATACAACTTAATAAGTAATTTTGTGGCTATAAAACTAACATCGCTGGAACAAATTGCACAGCAATATACTTCTAACAGTCCTTCTGTTTATACCGACCTTCACTTAGATTTTGCAACCGCTGATATTTACAACACAACACTTGGTTACGCCGTAAAAGGAAATGATCTTAAAGCAGATTATGATGAAAATGCTATCAAAAACTCTTTAAAAAATCTTTTTAACACCAAACCTGGTCAGAGATTTCTCTTTCCTTTATACGGTTTAGATCTTAATCAGTTCTTATTTGAAGCTATTACACCAATTAATGCTCAGCTAATTGGTGAACGGATTGTAAACTCAATTGAAAAGTTTGAACCAAGAGTTACCGTTCTGAATGTAGAGGTTGTATCCGATCCAGATAATAACTTGTATATCATTACTATTGTAGTAGAGATTCCTATCTTTAATAGTGTAATGACATTAAATACTAATTTGGATGTTAAAACCCAATCATTTATATACTTAGATACTCCCAGAAATAGATAATGAACACGACAAATCAGAACGAATACCCTCTTCCAGCAAATAGCTATGCATCATTTGATGCTATCAGCTTAAGAAATCTTATTATACAAAGACTCAACGACCAAGGGTTATTTACAGATCAAAACTATATTGGTTCGAATTTAGCTTCGATTATCGACATTGTTTCTTTTTCTTTTAACACTCTAATTTACTATCTAAACAAAACCAGCACTGAGGCAACATTTACCGAAGCACAGCTGTACGAAAATGTTAACAGAATAGTCAAACTTCTCGACTACAAACCGGTTGGATATCAAACATCAACACTTGTATTTGAAGCTTCAGCAAACTCTCTCTTTAATCTAGGAAATTATACTATTCCTAGATATTCGTATGTTACTGTAGGAGGTATATCATTTTCGTTTAACGAGGATATTTCATTTAAAATTCCTCAAGCTGGCGTATTAACAACTCTTTCTGATTTGACAAACAGAAAGCTAATGTATCAAGGAGTATATGGAGAAAACCCTCTATATGTTGCTGCTGGAGATCCAAACGAAGTAGTTCCTGTTACAATAGCAAGCGGAACTTCGATAGATCACTTTAACGTTGATGTATATGTTAATGAAGTTGATACAGGGATTTGGTTTCAATATTCGAACGTTCCCAATCTACATACAGAAACCTCTTCTGTTCGTTCTTTCGAGAAAAGATTAAATCAAAACGGAATTTATGAAATTAGTTTTGGGGATGGTATAAACGGACGCAAACTAAATGTCGGAGATCAAGTTGCAATATATGCTTTACAGAGTTCAGGAACAGCTGGCGTTGTTGGTCCCGGAGCATTAGCTTCCGATGGCATCACAAACGTCATTTATAGCACAACAACATTTGATGATTTGTGGAAAAGTATCACACGATCAGAAGCATACACTCAAATCACACAAGATAATTTTAAAGACATTTTATTCAACAACGTTGTAGGTTCTACAATTCCTGTAGATGCCGAGAGTGTAGATAATATTCGTAATAATGCTCCTGCTAACTTTAAGAGCCAATACCGTCTAGTTACTCAGCAAGATTACCAAACGTTTATTTCAACAAATTTTGCTAACTTTATATCTGATGTTAAAGTATTTACTAATTGGGATTATACGGGAAAATATTTAAAATATTTTAACGATATTCAAGTTTCGCCTACTACATTTAGACAAATTATGCTAAATCAGGTTCTTTATTCTGATGCTTGTAATTTTAACAATGTGTATATTTGTGCCAAGCCAAAAGCTGCACAAGGATCTTCTTTAAAATACTTGCTGCCTGCTCAGAAAGAGACTATCATATCCAACGTAAATTCATTGAAAGTATTATCAAATGAAATCATGTTTGTTGATCCAATTTACAAATCAGTTTCGTTTGGAGTTCCTTCTGCAAATGGAGTAATTGCATCAGAGTCTGATTTTTCTCAACTGGAAATTGTAAGAAACACTACTAGTAGAAGATCCGATCAATCAATCATTAGTGAAGTAGTAAATGTGTTTAATACGTTTTTTGATCCATCTAATTTTCAGATTGGAAGCTCTTTTGACTATACGGTGTTGCTAACAAATATTTTAAATGTCGATGGAATCTCCACAATAAGAACAAAGAGAGTTGATACAGGAGATGTTTATTCTGGTCTCTCGTTCTTTATGTGGAACCCAACGTTCCCCTCATTAGATATTCAACAGGTAATAAGTACACCAAAAATAGGAGAATTTGAGGTAGTGTTCTTTAACAACCTTTCTAACATTGTGTCTAAGATTGTGATTGCTACTTCTTAATTTTTATGTCTGAGCTTTTTACTGTTTCTCCAAGTAGTAATGTTGGTAGTGTTTTTTTAACAGAATTTACTTTTTCTGTTATAACTTCTAGTATAGCTACTTCATATGCCTGGGATTTTGGTGACGGGAACTATTCTTATAGTGGACCAGTAGTGTCTCACATTTATTCATATCCAGGTACATATACTGCTTCTGGTTCCGCTTGGACTGATAGTGGAACGATTTCGTCTTATCAGGTTTCTTTGAGTTCGGATTATGTATACGCAAACAAAGTAACCTTTTCTCAAGTTCCTACAAGGTACAGCGATCCAGGAGAAAAAACAAAAACTCCTTTTGTAGTAAGCGTAACTTCAACGGAAATAGAAGATTCCCTTTATCTTACATTACAGGCTCTTAATACCAACTCAATTCCTTTTACGGAAGTTCCTCCAAAGTGGGAATTTATTACTCCTACATGGAAATTTATAGATGCTGATACAAACGAAGTTGTGACAGACGGAATACTAGTCAAAACGGCTCCTATATATCAAGTATATAACGGGGTGTCTAGAGTAGTAGCCGTAACAGGAGAGGCTTCGTTTTATTATATTGACAATATATCGACCAAGTACGAGAACACAAGCAGTTGCCCACCGCTGCTAATAGCAACTCTGAGTACTGCTAATTTTGTATATCCTCCTGATTCTCCAATTTATCCGTACAATAGCTATTCTAATAGTGAAGCTGCCAAAGCAGCAATTGTGTGGCAAATAAATGATTATTTTCCTACTAATTTAAAAGTTACCGAAAATTTTATAAATGATATATATCCCATCAAGTGGACTAATACTCCAATTCCCTCGATGATTACATGTCAGTTTGATTCGAGGCTTAATTCCAATTTTACCGAAACTGAGTTAATAACAGCTAATCTGTTGGGTTATCCAAGAACCAACGATATAGGAAACACGTTTCCTGTAAATATTGAATTATCTAACGATCAAACATATACTTTAGAAACATCCGACGGTCTTTATTTTAGTGCTACAGATTCAAACAATAACGTTAACTCGGGATATATCTTCACAAGCATAACTCCTTTATTATCGTCTGTGGACCCTGTTACTATAATTGTATCTACTTCGTGCGTAGAAACTCTTGCGGTTCCAACTAGCGGTCAATTTGTTTTTCCTAATGGATATCCTATTTATTCAAACGCTTATATTTGGAAACCATATAACAGTTTATTAAATAAAATTAGTTATGCAAACTATTCAGCTACAAATAGGTATGTTAAATATTACAGAGATTTAGGTGTACTTACCGATGGAAATCTAAATATATTGTCTTTATCAGGAAGCGTAACAACTGAAACGGAAACAGCACAAATATCAAGCTCTGCTTACACGTTTGGAGCATCATTTGATCCTCTGTCGGACCGTTTGTATGTTTGTGATCCTGAAACCCAATATATATCCACGTTTCAAAAAGATGGGATTTTAAATCCAGATTTATCCTTTAATCTTACATACTCTAACGGAGGAAGTTTGGCAAGACCTTGTTGTATGTCTGTAGATGGAAATCATAACATTTGGGTATCTCTATACAATAGTGAAGAAATATTCAAATTGGATTCGGTCATGAACATTGTCGGTACTGCAACCCCATCGACTTACAATAGTAGTGTCGAACTTATAGGTTCATCAAGTGTCGAAACAGATAAAGAAAATAATGTGTGGTCTTGCTATGCTGAAACTAGTGGCGGTCGTATTGTAAAATTTAACGAAAACGGAAACGAACTCATAAATATTTCTCAGCCCCTTTCATCTTCGGTTCCAGTATCTCTAGCAATAGACATTCATAACAATGTTTGGGTTGCTTGTTATAATTCAAACATGGTTTTGAAACTGTCTTCAGATGGAACCGTTTTATACACTCTTAGTGGAGGATTTACAAGACCTAATCACTTAGCTGTTGATAGAGCAAATAATATTTGGTTTACGAACGGTTATAATTTTATTAGTAATTTTAATGTTGGTACTAGCACTCTTAAAACTTGGCAAATCTTAACAAATAGCTTATCTTCTTTCCTTACAACAGAATTCGAACAAACCGAACCAGCAGAAAATGAAATGTGGGGAGGTTTAGCTATAGATGTATATGATAGAGTCTGGGCTATTGATTCAAAAACCAGCAACGTTGTCGTATTTAATGCTCAAGACCCAACTTCGTTAAGAGTTATAAGCACACAACCTACTCTATCAACTGTAGAGATTTCTCTTTCAATTCCTGTCACTGGCTTCGATATTCCAACATCTCATATACACTCATCTCAGTGTGTAGGAGATTGGACAGGAAATAAATGGTATCAAAAATATGCTGCTGCGGTATATACCTCTTCCGTTAGTGGGGTTTCAACACCGTTTAACGTATTTGATTTAGATAATAGTTATAATGTAGCAAAAGTAAATGAAAGTTTTGACATTTCCTCTTATTTTAAATCGTTAGCTCTTCCAGAGTCTCTATCTAATAATACTTTATTTTTCGAAGAGTTTTTGGCAGCTGTCGCGGGAGATGGTAATCCAACAGTTGAAAGTGCTGGTCGTGTTATATATGAAAGAATTGCAAATTTCGTACAAACGCACGGCGATTTTGAAACCGCAGAAATTGATCAATTATTGTCCTACGCTAAACAATTATCAGTAGACACAAAAACGTTTGGAACAGACTTTCCGGCTGAAATAACACGCCTTCTAAATCTTTTTTCTGTACCTAAAAATCAACTTCGTGGGCGACCAAATTATGACGCAAATTCCCAAAACAATGTTGGAGAATTATTAACAGATACAGAGGAAATTAGTGCGGGTCAATATTTGTTTGCGAGAAACAAAAATTATAACACATATCATTTGGTATATGCAACTCCTTTGTCCGATGGAACTGAAATATATCCGTTATCCTCTATAAGCGTTGCTGGATTCAAAACTCCTATAACAGACAACTATTATTTCTTTAGATATATTCAAACAAACCTAGGATATACGGAAAATGTTATCGATTGGAACTCTATATATACAACATTTGATTATACTCTTTCAACAAACGAAGAATGGTATGGGGATAATGGTCTTATAGAGACTATGTTTAACAACATCTTAACTAAGAGATTAATAGAGTAAACTCTTTTAAAATACAGTTTCAGCTATAAGTATTACGAGTGGACAACGTATTTTTAAAGCAATTTGCAAATAAAAATTTAAAAGGTGCTGTTTTAGGTGACACTAATTCTCCCTTTTCATTTTTAGAATGGAAGGCTCAATCCCCTTCTGTTCCAGACGTTGATGTCTACCTCCACTATAATCAATATATTTTAGATTGGTTTTCTAAAAATAAACAAAAGACCGTTTCTCAAAAATTTGTATTAAGACAAAAATATCTTTTTTTACTTGAACAACTTCAGATGTTTTTTACGGATGAAGAAAAAAACGTTTGGTACAATCAAGTCAATCTAGCAGATGAAAAAGAATTGCTATCTGCTATTCCGTATTTTGCAAGAAAGCTAAGAGACATTGCTATCTATTATTTAAATATTCGTAAGCAACTTAAGAATACAAAATTAAAGTATAATACTGTAGGAACAACAAAAGCTGTAGAGCACGAAATTTACTCGTATCTTTTAAATGCTCTTTCTCCAAACAACAACGAATATTCTCCTCAACTGTTGTCTTTGGTGCCAACGTTTTCTGCTTTACAACAGTCGTTGGTTGTTACAGTTGACGAATTATACGATGACAATCAATATTTTGATCGTTCTCCTACAGCACCCTTGTCTGGATATGTTAATCTACTAGACTCAGCTACGGCTAGCTTCTTTCAAACAAAAGGAATTGTTTTATCGTCTGATAGTTGGTTGTTTGAAACATTTAATTTACCTGTAACTGGAGATCTTAATACGTTAGTAAACAGGCTCACTGGAAATGTATTTGAGCAAACAGATGTAAATTTATACGGAACATTTATTCAAAATTACCTCGCTGAAAACAAGTACACTTTAACTTACTCGACTCCTACTTCATCTTATACAATAACTCAAATTCCGTTATCTGCTGGTAATAATCGTTTTTATTATCCGTATGGTTTAGTCGATACAACTCTTACTATTGATGGTCAATTGACTCCTATTTCTCTTAGTTCAATTCAGCTGAGCGGAGCTGCCTCAGGAACTACCTTAGAACAATCTGATAGTATTTTTGTAAAATACGGAAACACAATAAAAGGAGCTTGGTATCGTTATGTTGATTATATGGACAGAGCAGACAAAATGGATGCTCTCATCGATTATAATTCAACAACTACTTTCATATATCCTTTTCCTGGTTATGGTCTTTCGTCTGAAGATATTCCTTGGACAGGACCGAGTTTGATTTCTGATCAAGAGTATTCCTTCCTTCCTAGAAATATGAAGGCAGCAGTACAAGAGAGCTATTGGTCTAATGCTCTCTCTTCCGATGCTTGTTCTGACGTATTTTTAAATAATACAACAGCTGTTTCTGAGGGAGCAAATGCTAACGATGAATTCGATAAAGCCGACAAAATATATCTGAGAGACAGAAACATGGTTTACGATACCAAGCTCCCAGTTAGAGAACTTAGTGGCGCTTGGTTATATAAGTTTGCAAAAACAGCTCTACCTATTTCTCCATATCAGTCAAATGTAATTGTTTGGCCTTATGACATTCTCGATACAACTACAGATCAACTCCCAGAACATCTACAGAACCAAAATTTTCAAGACGTTTGTTTTCCAACCACAGTTCAAAACTTAGACACTTCTTATTTTGTTGCAGCTTCATCGATTGATCTTGCTGATAAAATATATAAGCTTGGATATTTTACAGACAACGAACAGACCGATGCTCTCGAGTGCGTCTGGCTTTCTGGAAGTGTTGATACCAAAGATCGATACACTTTCGTAAAACAGGACGGATTAACCTTATCTTTATCTGCTGGACAAGTAACCAGATTCGTTTGGACTGGTGCCAATAATACTCCCCTTTCGAGTGTTTTTACATCCGTTCCTCACCAGATAGATTGTCCGTTTATAACTAATAATCCTTCTGTCTCGGCTTATGAGTGGCGGAAGTGCACATGCAAACAACCTTATTATTCTCCGTTGGGACATCCTGGTCTTACTTTTGATCAGAATAATGCAGTTGCTGATTTTATAGCAGAGGACACGTTAGAGGATTTTAGTAATTTTGACACCGGATCTTGGTTAGATCTTAGTGGTAATGATATTTTTAATTCTAATTTGTTTGCTTGGTATAATACATACGAAAACAAAACTTGGGGATACGGTAGATGGACTTCATTAACAACCGTTTCTGCTACATCTTCTACTCCAGCAATTCCTAATCCAGATACACTAAAATTACAATACGGAAAAGGATATTTTTACGGTCGTGCAAATTCTAAACTAACAAGAAGCTCTTTCCCCCAATATAATGTATTGTACAAATTTAATACTAACAATACATT